GCTAACAGGTCAGCCGAAGATGGAAAGCCATCAACCGATGAAAGAGCCGCCGCATCGCAGAATCGATCCCAAACGGGCTGGCACAGATGGCGGATCAAGTATTGTTGCCAACAGCGGAACCGCCTTCGATCTTCAAGCTGGCTAGTTCGACTTGATGAGTAGGATGTCTGGCTGTAGTCCCTTGCGACGACCTCGTATGACAGCCCAGTTCCGACCGCGACCCCTCGAAGGATCGTCTTAATCCAAGCATCTGCCCCAGTGTTTGGCCTGCCTGGGTTGATCCCCTCAACGTCTTCGCCTGGGTTTAGATCGAGGATTAAACCTGGCTCGATGTGCCTAACGCGATTCCCCGCTGAATCGGTGTTTGGTTCTCCATCGGGGTTGACCAAGTCTCCAACCGGTGTTGTTGTCTTGATTGCCACCGTAAAGCATGACGCGACCGCCGAAGCTTGGAGCTCGTTGTCAATGTAAGTTCCGAGATCACGAATCGAGGACAACGCCGGAGCGAACCACGAAACGCCTCTGGTTTGCCCGATACGCTCTTGCCGGAATAGATGCAGTATTTCCCTAGCCGGCACTCGCTCAGGCGTTCGAGTAAAGGCGTAGGGTTGCAGGGGATGGTCTTTGTAGATCCAATATGCAACCGGCTTGCCAAACTCATCGACTTCGACACCGCGAACGATGCGGTTCGTGTTCGCTGGACTGATTCCGCTTGCATAGGTGTCTTTGTCACCGGCAAGGCGATCGGCCTCGATGATTTCAAGAGCCAACGGAACCGGTCTTGAGATGCCTTTGTACTCAGTCGATGGCAACGGCAAGATCCTAATCAGGACTTCGCCTGCTTCGACCATTTCACGCTGGCAAAGGGCTTGCAATTCATCGAATGTATGCTGTCCGTTGATATCACAGACTTCGCACCATTCGCTCCAAATCTTATCGCGGGAATCGTTGATCGGCTCAACATCGTCACCTTCGGGAGTCTCAAAAGTGCTTTGGGCACGATAGGATCTCAGCACCTTACGCGCCTGAGCCCGTCGCAATCCTGCGATCGGATTAACAGCCGAGACGACCGAATCGATGAACTTTCCAATCATCGGCCACCTCGATTCAACTTTGCGAGGCTGATTCCACCGGATGAAGTCTCACGCCGGACTTGTTGCTCAAGCTTCCTGCGTTCTTCAAGAAGCGTATTAAGGTCAAGCTTGGTCACTGACCTTGAGCCGATGTTATACGACTGCGCACCCCCGGTTAGGAGTGCTTCAATAGCCGCGTCGATTAGTGCTAACAGACTTGCCGCTGATGCCATGCAAGCAGGATTGCATAGACTTTTCGCGGTTGCTAGGTGCCTGTACTAATCCATTAGTACACTGGTAAAAATTATCTACCTTCTTGTGACCATGTATGCCCGCAGAAGTGGCATTTGCAGTAACGAATGCTCCCCCGTGTGCAATAGACTCTGCTGTAGTTCTTGCCATGTGGCCTGATCGCTTGGCATGATGAGCATGGACGAGCCTCGAACTCTCTAGCCACTGGTTCGCTTGCCTTCAAAGGTGGATCGAATTTCTCATCTCGCATGATACGCCCATCCAAATCCGTTTGCTGTACATGCGAAACGGTATCGGCAACCGGATCGTATCGAACCATAAGCGATGATGGATGCCCTTCAATTGTTTGTTCAGTTGTTTTTTTACGCTTCGCCATCTACGATCTCCTTTTTGGAATCCAACCGCCTTGTCGTTGCCTGAATCGCGTCTGTCCGTGCCTTTGAGCCTGTGGAACTGGCTTAGGCTTAGGCTTGTCACCGTCGATCTGCTTCGGAGCAACCTCGACCTCAGAGGGAGCAATCAACTTAACCCCGCAAGCCTCACCAGCCGCCGCCGCCATGTAGGTTGCATCTAGCCAGTGATTGTTTTCGTTCTTCACGCTCCAGTAGACCTTCGACCCCTTGCCCTCTTTGAACTCCGAAACAAGTTCCTCAGATGCTATGTGCTGCGCGAAACTCAGGTGAGATGCTTCGGTCTGGAATAGCGAAAGCGAACCACGCCGAAGCATGTTTGTATCGTCGAAGGTCGGAGTTAGGAATCGCTCATGGACAAACTGCTTCCAGTACGAGGTGTCTAGTTCATACAACCACACTCCAGCCGCCCCTAGCTTCGTTGCATGTAGATTCGCCCCTGCTATCGTGGTCGCTGTCGATTGCTTCTTTGGTGTGTAAGGATTGATACCCTTGGAGACATGGAATATCCCGCCGACCTCCCGAACGAACTGATAAGCCGCATTGGTGAAGGTTCCGCTGTCAACCATGCAGAATTGCACCGGATGCTTTGAGCCCGACGCATCAACAAAATCCTTCTGCAGTAGTCCATCCCGCCAGTTGAGTAAAGCCTTGTAGATCGCTGGTTCCGATGCTTCGTTATCCATCGACGTATCGGTGTTGACCACTTCGGCAACGCCATAATCAACAACAACGCCGCCGAACCCTGGCCACCATCCGGTTACTACCCAATGGCAACGATATTTGCCAAGATCGATCGCCGCTGTCAATGCTTGGACGTTCAAAGGCAACTGTCTTCGAGCCAGACCGCTGATTCGCTGTAGAACGATGTCAGGTCGCAACCCATTGCCCATTGGCCCTGCTTCTTCCGGTGGATCATTGTCGATCTCTGTTGCGACTGCTTTTGCGCCAACATCAGCGACCCGATTGTAGTAGGCATGAATCGCGGAAAGCTCGAGCGGTTGCCCATCGGCGTGTAGCTTCTTTGAGTAGCTGTGGATATTGGAGACTTCGCAACCGTCCTCGATGATCGATTGATTCTCTTTCCAAAATTGGAAAGCGACCCGTGCGTCAGGATCATCAAGCGACCTTGTTTGCCGGAGTTCGATATATTGCTGGACAAGGCTTGCCCCTCCAAGATGGCTTGATCTTTGGATCTGTGAACCGGTAGGCGATACACCTTCGATTCTGAACCGTGCAAAGCATCACTCTAGGAATCCGCTCAGCCGATGCACCTAGACCGCCGATGTCTTGCTCGATGATTTCCTCGTTCTTTTCAACGAGTACAGCACTAGCCGCGGCTTCCCGGTCTTCGATATCGTCGATGATTGCCAAGGTTGGCCGACAGTTCCTAAACTTCGTCCCGCGTACAGGCCCATCGACCCCAAGGCAATAAAGCACTTGACCTGCGGAAGCTGGCTCGATCTCCCTTGGCCAATCTGGTAACTGCCAACGCTCGATGGTTGGGAATGCTAGATGATCCGCAGCTAGTTCGATGTTTGTCGGATTGCCAAGTACCGTTTGCATCCTGGCCCGGCTTGACCAGCCGCCGACAGCCTGCATCGGAATGCCGATCTCAGGGTAATCAGTGATAAATAGCTCGTTCTGCTGTAATTGCTCTTTGATCGCTTTCAACTCAAGCTGAGCCTTGCCCTGGCTTTTTCCAATGACGACCGGAAAAGTCGATAGCCCTCGGATCATCAAGTAAAGAGCCGCATGGGTGGCAATGGTTGTCTTACCTTCGCCCCGTGGCCCCGCGATTGCCTGATCCCCGCCGTACATGGCAGCATCGATGATGGAGCGAAGCATGGCTCGACGATCGGAAGTCCAAGACTCAGCGAAGACCTCGGAAAAATAGGTCGATAGCCACAACTCAGCATCGGACTCGGATTGTAAGCGACGGTCGAGGTTCAAAGGCTTGCGTATCAGCAAGTCCCTTTCCTTGGCACGCTTAGCCGCCATCAATTCCCGCTGGCGTGTTCGCTCGTCACCCTTGATCGGATCCGCCGACGATGCCGTTTTCGGATGCAAGCTTAGCAAGCTCTGCAACTGGGACAGACTGAGCGAGTTCAAGAAGGCGTAGTCGTTGTTCATTTTCTTTAGCCTGTTGCTTGAACTCGATTTCGTCCCGCTTGACATCGAGAGCATCCGCGACCAAAAGCACCTTCGCCGCATCGACTGCAAGATCCGGATCGCCTAAGGCAACCATCAACGCTTGCTTTATTTTTTCCCGGTCTACATTCCATCTTTCTTTCAATGCTCGACTCACTAACCGAAGGTCTTTTCGAGTCTCGATCAACACCGCCCCTTACCCCGCAACGATTGCGACTAACGGACTAACTTTCTTACAAAATCCTGCGA